CACCCTTTCGAGCGTGTTCGGGACGCCGAGCGCAACTTTTACACCACCGCCTCCACTACAATTCCCAACGATCAGAACGCGTTCGCAACCGCCGCTTACGGTAAGCAGTTTGCCCCAATGTGTAAGGACCAGGGTGGCCGGGCTTGTGACCCAGACAACTTCTACTTCAATTTCCCAGAGCGTGTACAGATGCGTGCAGGAAATGGAGGAGGTTACGGAAGCTAAGCTTTTTTTCGCAACTAAAATTAAGAATGCCACGTCTTGACGCGGCCCCTGTTATTCTCCAGCCCAACGTTCACATGGGCCCGGCGACTGTCGTGCTCGAGGACCTGGCCGACACCAGTTCATATCTACGTGAGCAGACCACCACGGCGTGGAAGAAAAACTGGTCCGAGCAGTCCTATGACTTCCCCAACACGTACGTGAATCTCCCACTGCGTACGATGCAGTGGGATCCCATCAGCACTTATGCTGATGACCAGAACACTCGTTTCGTTCAGCGTTACTACAGCGCAAAGAAGTAAATTAATTCCTATGTAAATACTAATATGGATCCTTTGGCCCTCGCAGCCGTTGTGGGTCTTGTGTTTGCCGGTAAGCGACTCTCGGATGGTTCAGAAGAGCCCAAAGAGCGTAAACCACTGCCAACCACTAGACCAATTACCCGTCGTGATATCGACCTCGCGGCGAATGCACGTGATCATTCCAAAGATGCGTTTGACCTTCGTGTCATGACCCCCAATCTCGGCCGTCGCATCGGTGATTGGCGCCTTCAGCCAAAAGAGGCGGTTCCCAACCTCCAGGACACGGCGCCAGATGCGAACCGTTTCCCATTCGGTCAGCCCATTTATGACCTAAGCAACCGCCAATATGTGACGAACAAGATGAATAACCTACAGCCAATTGAGCGCCGTCGTATTGGTCCGGGTCTGGGTGTAGGCCCCAATGTGGACGCGGCAGGTGGTTTCCACCAGTACTTCCGTGTGTTACCCAACAACATCAACGAGGAGCGTCTTACGACGCTCGAGGGTCGCAACGGACCCGCCGCCTATTTCGTCAAGAATGGCGGCGCCGGTGGAATCGGTGAGGTTACCCACCAGGCTAAGGAAACCAAGGCATGGCATCGTGACCCGGCGCGTAACCGTGCTCAGGGTCAGGGCGGTGCCATCACCGGTGCCGAGGGTCGCCCAGAGTTCCTCAAGACGGCCCGTACGACCATGCGTGACGAGCAGACGACCCGTGACGACACCCTTTCAATGGGTCCCGCCCAGTATAACGTGTATCAGCCATACGCCGAGGGTGGATGTGGCGCCTACACCGACAAAGCCCTGACTCGCGTCAGTGACAATCGTTCGAACCCAGACCGTGCAGGAAACGCTGGTCAGATGAACGTACGCAACGACCCAGTAAATCAGGTAGGCGCGATGACGAACCTCCGCCCAGAGTCCAAGTCGGTCCCAGTTTCTCACATGAACGGCTCACGGTTCCAGAACTATTTGGGCCCAGAGTTTTACAGATTTGATGAGAAAAAGGACAAGCTCAACCCACTAGCTTCACCCAAGTGTCTTGATGTGGCCATCCAGCAGCTTGAGAAAAATCCAGTTGCGCTCCCGCCCCTATCTGCCGCTTAAAATAATCTAGACCAATTGTAAAATGAGCGGTGGTATCGTTCAACTTGTCGCAACTGGTGCTCAGGACGCTTGGCTGACTGGCAAGCCCGAGGTTTCTTTCTTCCGCTCCAACTACCGGCGTTATACCCACTACGCCTCTTCCGTGGAGCGTCAGGTGATCCAGGGCGCACCCATCGCCGGTGGCATCTCCACCGTCCGTTTCGAGAAGAAGGGTGATCTGGTCAACTACGTGTACCTGACGGCTCGTGACGGCAACGGCTCTCTGTGCCCCATCGTCGACTGGACCCAGGTTATCGACAAGGTGGAGCTTCTGATTGGCGGCCAGGTGATTGACACCCAGGACGTGACGTACTCGACCAAGATTGAGCCAGTGACTGGCGCCCAGAACTACAGCCAACGTCTGTTGAACGGCAACACTGGCACCAACCTGAACCCATCTAATTCACTGAACACCTTTTACCCCCTGAAATTTTTCTTCAACAAGGATTGGTCCGTGTCCCTGCCCCTCGTGGCTCTCCAGTTCCACGATGTGGAGCTGCGCATCACCTGGGCCTCGGGCCTGGGAGGTGCTACTGGTTTCAGCGGTAACGCCAACGCCACCAACTACAACAACCTCCAGTACATCTGCTGGGCCAATTTCACCTACCTGGATCAGGTCGAGCGTGATTACTTCGCCAATACCGCTCACGACATGCTGATTACCCAGGTCCAGCGCACGATCGTTCTGGGCTCCCAGACCATGCAGGAGTTGGCTCTGGCCCAGCCCGTCAAGTTCCTAGCGTTCACCAGCAATAATTACGCCTCGACCTATGCATCAGATGGCGCCAACTCGGCTCTGGTCAAGGATCACATGCTCAAGACCCAGGTGAACGGTGTCGATGTTGGTGAGTTCCGCCACCTCCCCGCCTTTGTGGACCTGCCTCAGTATTACAACACGCCTTTCGGTTACATTCCCAATGGCGTCAACTCTGGTACCGCCACGGTGGGTATCCTCAGCTACTGCCTAGACACCTCCAAGCTCCAGCCCACCGGTACACTGAACTTCTCCCGTCTGGACACGTACCGCATCGTCGTACCACCAACCATCACTATCGATGCCCTCATCAAGAGCACGTACCTGTATGCCGTGTCGTACAACGTGCTGCGCATCCAGAATGGCCTTGGTTCGCTTCTGTACGCCAATTAAATGTCATTTTTTAAAAAATGTATTATCACAAGGCTGCGCCTTGGTCTCGATGCAGCTTTGGCACTGGGTTCTTCTTTGCGGACTCTTGTTTTTGATTACTTACAGCCCGACCACGGGAAATCTCCGTGACTTTTTTGACCCAGAAATATCAGAGGGGCGTCCAAATGACGACACCCAGAGGTCCTCGCGAGAGGCACAAAGCAATAGCCATACCCGTCAGCGTCGTGAATGAGGTTCCTTACTTTCTCATTGTGCATGACAGAAGGTACCGTGAATGGACCTTTGTCACAGGCGGGTGTCGCCGACGCGAGATTTACAACCCACTTCGGTGTGCGGTCCGTGAGCTCGAAGAAGAAACACGCGGAATCATAAACCTGAAGAGAGGCTCTTACGCCTACTTCAAGTTTTCGACTGATACTCCTGAGGCTCGTGACGTGGAAGATGGCGTGGACGTCCTCAACCATTACCACGTCTACGTCTTCAGTACCCCAATGACGACTCTAGAACAGAAACACATAATGAAAAGATTCACCGAAGAAAAGACCAAGATGGAGGATAACTCTGTACCTTTCAGGAAAAACTATGACGAAAATGATGACTGTAAATTCGAGACTCTTGATTCTATTTCAAAATTACCAAACCTCTGGCCGATGATACGTAAACACGTTTTGGGCAACCCCGAGTTTCAACAGGCCTTGGTGAACCCAAAGACGCCCTTTAATTTGAGGGTCTGAGCCTTTTTCAAAACTCTCGTTTGGCCGCGCTACGCGCGGCCAAATAAGTGCTACGCACTTACTATAGGATGACCCGGTCCAAGATCGAGTTCGCCACCATCCTGGCCACTATGAGGGGTCAGGGGGAAGATCCAGCAAAACTTGCGCAGGAGATGACCCTTCGCAAATTGTGTTATGAAATTGAAAAAATAGAACAGGCGGCAGAAGAGGCTTCAAAGGTCCCTGAAGAGCCAAAGGAGGAAACCTCCAAAAAGTCAAAGGGTCCAAGGCCTTTCTGGTCATGGCTCTTGGCTGATAGTGACGATGAAGACTCTTAGAGAATTTAGTCTCTAAATTGATAATGTCAATAGACCAGTGGAGGGTCCCTAACGGCCCTGCCACCCACCTCCTTATGGACGGTGGAATCCTTTCCGTACCCACAGAGGAAATCCTAGACTTTTACGGAGTCTGTGTGGATGCGATTAAATCAGGTAATAAATTGTATGTCGTCGAACAAAAGACTGAACGCTTCAAGTTTTTCGTGGACCTCGACTACAAGTCCCAAGAAAAACTATCGGATGAAGATCTTTTTCAATTTTGTTCCATAATTCATGGAGCCCTGGAAACCTCGTCCAAGTGTCTCATAGCAAGAGCCAGGCCGAGACCCGTCAGTGATGGCCTCATAAAGTCAGGTGTTCATGTCCACTGGCCGGACCTGATAGTCACCAGAAATCAGGCTCTTCAATTTCGAACTAAAATTATTCTAAAACTGACCGAGTACTTTGCGTTCGACTGGGACAAGATCATAGACGCGTCGGTCTATGGAGGCTCGGGGCTTCGTATGCTTTGGTCCCACAAGAAACCCACGGGTGATCCGTACGTCCCATGGAAGGACCTGGACGGTTGCGTGTTTTCCAAGGAACCAAATGTGGAGACTTTGGCTCTCTTCTCCGTCAGGACGGACGAGGATGGCCCCCCGGCCCAGGAGGTTCTGGAAAACAACGGACCTCTCGAGGAGTTCATAAGGCGGGTGCTCGAGGGACAGAGTCGGACCCACATCAAAAAGGTTCAACGACACGATCACGATGGATGGTTTGCTCAGAGTGACTCCAAGTACTGTGAAAGACTCCAAAAGGAACACAAGTCCAACCACGTATGGTTTTCTATACGGTCAGGCCGCATTTCTCAGCGGTGCTTTGACGAGGAATGCCGCGAGTTCAAGGGCCGGGAACATATTCTCCCTCCATCAATAGTAGAGCAGCTCAATGAAGTTGCTATTGTGGGTAGTCCTTCTTGTAGTTTTCTTATGGATTTTCTTCCCGATGGGCCCAGTAGCGCGTTTCAAAAAGTACAAAGAGAGGGTCCACGTGTACTCGGGTCTGGACCCAAAGAGCTGGGAAAGATTTTTGACCAATCTCCACGAATTCGAACAGTTGGTTTCGACGGACCGTCTGGATGAATCAGCTAAAGCTCTCTACGCAGCCGTGGAAAACGTGAGAGACTTGGCGCTCGGTATCAGACGCGCCGACGACGCAGAACACCAGGAGAACCTGGACACTATAGCCAAGGAACTGGGCTACGAGGGTGAATTCATCATAAATACATATGCAAACTCCAAGGGTATTCAATTCTTCCCAAAGTACTTAAACGATTCACTCGTGGACTATCCAGATGGTCGACCCGACGGCCCCTTCCCCAGACTCCGCTCCGACACCTGAGGTGCGCACTCGTTCTGGACGCGTTTCCAAGCCTCCAGAGCGTTACGAGCCCATTGAGCAGGTTGAGGACGATTACGGCGAGGATGATTACGATTCAGACGAGTCTGAGATCAAGACGGACGAGGAGGATGACTTTTCAGAGGATGAAGAAGATGATGAAGACGATGCAGACGAAGATGGCAATCTAGATGGGTTTGTTGTGCCAGATAAAAGCGAGAGTGACTGTGAAGACAGTGACGACGATGGAAAACCTGCCGTTCCTGTCAAAAAGCGACCCACCGTCCCAGTCAAGAAACGGGCCGCCGTCCGAAAGTGAATGGCCAGTACACCAAGAGCCCCCTCGGACTCGAATGTTTCAACCCGATTTCGAGACGCCCACTCAAAAGGACCCCCTTGAATTTTTGAAAAATACAAACCCTGTCGGTCTGATTCTTCTCGGTATTGTTATCGGTGTTCTGATTGTAAGTATGCGGCCTATTGTTGTTCAGTCTTCTAAGTAACTAAATACAAAGGCGCGTTACCTGACTTGGAATCTGCGCCAACAAAATCTCCTATAGGGCCCGTGCGATGTACACGCACGTCCTCCTGAAGAAAACCCAACCAAGGATTCTCACGAGTCTGATCGGCTGGCTCCATATCTCTGAATACATCAAACTGATTGTCATAGGCGGCAACAGTTTGAGATATTC